GAGGAGGTTACCAGCGGCGTGTTCAAGCGCCTTGCGAATCCGAGTTTCCACTAGGTCATAGCTCACGCCGTATCGTTCTTCAAAAAACAATGCCGTTCTGTCGCACACCACGTGCGCTCTGACGGAATTGGCTGAATACTTGTTGAGCATGGCTTTTTCTCGTTTTTGCGAGCTGACCTTAGCTAGTTGACGGAGGATTGGAACATGTCCACAGTTTTGAGCATAACCCACGTACGTGCCGACTACATCAACAGCACTGAGCTTCTTGTGAGAGAAGCCCATCTTGGGCGCCAGCCTTCCAGGCTTGGGCCCGAGTACGTAGTCCTCGGTTCCAACAGGCCAAAACAACCCAGAACAAAATTCAACCTTGGCCAAGACCGTGTTGATTTTCGCTTTGGGGACGAAGCCATAAGACTTCATCATCGTTTCGTATTTACTGACCATCGCGGCTGGATCAGTAACCTGTTTTCGAGACAGAACAGCGAGCATGTCGTCACCCATTACGATTACCTTGAACCGAAGCCCTAGGTTTTCGAGTGAGATGGCGCATGTCACTCCATTCAACAACGAGTTGCCACACGATGTGTTTGGGTCTCCTGACTTTCGGCCATATCTCACGCGGTAGGTAGTGCCTTGGGCACACCTCCCTCGCGTCATGGCTTGAGCCTGGAACGTTCTGTATGCATCTGGATGCTTGTTCAATTTTCCAATCTTTTGATAGACGTACTTCTCGAACAAATAAGCACCCTTGCCCTGCGAACAGTCGAACTTCGAGAAATCACATTCGAGGAAAATGCACTCCTCCATGCCTCCGAAAGATTTGATCGACTTCTTCATCCAAAGACCGATCTATTCCGCTGTGAGGCCACTAGAGTAGCACACGTCGTTGTCGGGGTTCCATTCGGCTTTCAACCGTTTCCCGAAGGATGCGATTGCTGGCCCAAGTGCAACGTTGGCTTTGTGGGAAACACCCTGGATCAACCTTGGATCCATGTCTTCCACGCCGTCCAGCGAGCCCTTGTTGTACTTCTCGATCTTGACAAATCCTTTCCGAACAAAATCCTCTTTGCTCAACCCGTCCCTTTCAATCTCCAACTTTGCTTTGTTGTGTTCCTTTTGCCTTCCGGGCGGGAACGTCGCGTTCCAGTCCTTATAGGCCATTGGTTCAATGACGCCCAACCTCAGTACGCTTTGCGCGACCTCGGAATCACTTGAAATCCAGTTGATGGCTTTCTTCCAAGCATTGGGTTCCTCAGGGGGTGTGTCCTTCACCACACGATTGGCCACTGCCAGGACCTCGTGCTG